TCTGTGACACATCCTGTCGAATCTGTGTCGCCGTGTTCAATGTCGCCTCAAGCTGCTCTTGATTCTGCAACGCATCCTCTGCCCTGTCTGTGACCTCTTCGCAGTCCTTTGTCGCCTGTTTGGTCGCTGCGGTCGCATCCTCGGCGTTTTTGACTGCCTGTGATGTGTCCTGCTGCCTCTGTTTCTCCTGTTGGATGCGTGTGTTCTCATTTTCCTGTCGGCTCTTTTCCGCTGCTGTTCTTTCACTCTCTGCCTTTACCCTTGCATTTTCTGCCGTCACCCTTGCCGATTCTGCTTTCTTGACTGCTGCATCCGTGTTCTCAATGGTCTCAATATGCCCCTTGATTCTGTTCTCAAGGTCTGTGAACTCATTTGATGACAGGATTGCATTTTCATCCCTCTGTGACTTCTCAATCTCCATCGTGAACGATGCAGATGTGATAATCTGTGAATCATCACTTGTCCGGATTTCAATGTCACAATATGCCGTTCCGGAGGCTGCAAGTGCTTGATTTGTCAGTTCGACCGTCACATCCGAACCGGAATATGTACATGTGTTGTACACATGTTTCCCGTCCGGCTTTGCAATATTGATGACCGCTCTCGAACCTGTCGGAATTGTGTACGGTTCACCGTTATTGAGTAGTTTTGCAACGATGAATCGTGTTGCCTTGTCTCCCTGCTTTGCAGATACTAAATATCTTTTTGTGTCTCCGGACATCTCAAGATTGATGTTCGTCGTCAATTTCGTCAACGCTGCCATGCTCTCACCTCCTCTCGGCGTTTACTGCTTATTCTTCCGGATTCTCCGGATGTTCCTCCTCCGTCTGTTCTTCCGGTTCGGTTCTCAAGGTTCTCTTTGCTGCTTTTTTCGCCTTTTCAAGTTCCTCGTCTTTTTCTGCCATCATTGCATTTGTTGAGTTTATGAGTTCAATCTTTGCCTCACTCCTCACCTCTGCCAGTACAGAGGAAAGAACGCCGTCCATGATGCAGGGAGGCAACGCATGTTTTGTCTGTATTGCCTCCATAGCGTTGAGGATTTCTCCCTTTGCACATTCGATTCTTACTGCGATAGGTGTATTCACGATTATTCCTCCTTTGCTGCCTGTGTTGCTGCCTGTGCTGCAAGTAACATGTCAAGTTTCTTGTCGATGCTCTGCAAGAGTTCCGTGTTTGTTTCTTCTGCGGTTTCTCTTGTCACAACTTCTGCTGTCTCGTTTGGTCTTGATGTGCTTTCCGCATCATCCGGAAACTTGAACTCCGGCTCTGCTGCCTGTTTGATTTCCTCTGTTTGAATATTTTCGTCATTCATCTGCATTGTTTTTCCTCCTGTTTTATCCGTTACTCCACGCACCCGAAATCAAAATCCCATTCTTGAATGTCAATGTTGCTGTTGACCATTTTGACAATGTTCCATCGCTGTTCACTGCTAAAGGTTGCTTGAATGTCAATGTTCCATTGATTGCACCATCTTCAAAACTCACGTTTCTCAATTTATAATAGTGCATGTTAATGTCTGCCCCTGCATGTAGCATATTCGCCTCATAATTGTTGCACTGTTGTGTGCAGTACGCCCATTTCGTCATGTATGAACTGCCGTTTGCACTTTCCTTGTTCGCCCATGACATATATGCTGTGTCATATTCTATATCAAACACAAGTCCTCTCTGACTGTCATTCCCTATCATGGTGTTTGTTCCGATTTTTCCGACATATTTTCCGTCACGATAGAAATGTTCACCGTTGTAATCGAATCGTGTTCTTTTTGTGTTGTCTGTGATAGTTCCTGTGTACATCGTGATTCCTGTCGAATCAAACTGCATGTACGAACTGCCGTTATTGAATGCAACTCGGACATTGTATGCGTTCTGTGTGATTAGCGTTCCGAAATCATCGGAGTTGACTTTTTTCTTTACCTCGGAGGTTATTTCCTCTGCGGTCACTTGAATCTTTGCATCCGCATACAATGAATACAGTCCTAATACCTCAATATCCGTGATATACACGGGTGCGTTCTGTGTGTATGCGTAAATGTAAATATATTTTGTTCCCTCTGATACCGTGATTTCACGTTCAATCGTCGTGAACTCTTTACTCTTTAGCATTCCGGAGGATGTCGTTGAATAACTTCCCAATGCCCCCACCTGCACCCTTGCCGTGCTTTCGTACCCCGCTGCTGTTGCTGCCTTATATCTCACACGATATGTTCCCGCAGGTATTTTCCCTAAATTCTGCCGTATATAGGAACTGCTTGAGGATGTTTTCAGTATTTTTGCAACCGTACCCAAACCGGACACATCCATCACGGCATTGTTCGTCTCATTACTGTTGTACCAATTATCATCAAGTCCGTTTGAAAAATCTCCATTCACAACATAGTTGTGCATTGAGTTTTCCTCAACATGTTTTACCTCTTGAGAAATCTCCTCTTTTGTGGCTTTTATCAAGGAATCCATCTGCACGGATGTATAATAATTTTTTAGAGTGTAGGCAACACCCGCCTCGACTGCCTCTTTCGATGCCGTGATTTTGGTTTCAATCTCCTCCGTGGTCAAATAGTTCTCAAGGACTTTCTTTGTTGCCCTGTTGGAGATTGAGATTGCCTCCTCGGTCGCTGCTGCTGTCTCCTCTTTCTGAATCTCTGCAAATGTCTTTCTCGCATTTGAAATCTCAACCGTATTCTTTTCCGATGTCTCCGGATATTCCGTGATTTTGACAATCCTCTGTTTTTCTTTCGTTCTGGTTTTCTTTGACACAAGTGTGACCGTATCTCCGATTCCGTATGAAAGAATGTCTTTGTATTTTTCTGACGCTTTCGCAAGGTCGACCACCTCCGCAGTATATGCCTTGTATGGTCGTGACATTTCCTCAATTTTTGCCGTCGCATCCTCAATCAGACTTGTGGTGTTGGTGTATCGCTCATCTTTCCACACATACGCCTTGATTTTGGAACTATACTGAAAATTGTCGATGTAATCTTTTCCGGTCAACCATTCCGGCGTGATGCCGTCCTTGCCTATCGGATAGATTCTTGTATAAAAATCATAGGTGTCGGATTTCAAAGATATTTTCCGGAGGTTCAATCCCTCCATGAAATAACACCCTCTGTCACTTCCTATCCTGTCATAAATGTCGATTGTCTTTGTCAGTGAGCGAATGATGCACTCACAACGGTATGTCGTGAGGCACTTTTGCAGGACATCCCATGCCGTGACACTTTCCTGCTCGTCAATGGTTCTTTTCTTTGTGACTGTGCATGTTCCGACATGCCACCCCGTACCCTCGAACGCAAACTCAAGACACGCTTTGATTGTCTGTTCATCCGATTCAAACCCATACGGGAACGCCGTTCCCTCCAATTCCTCCACGTTGAGGACGGCGGTGTATTTGTTGAACTGTTCCCCTTTTTCGACTGCTTTGAGAACAAATTCGTCCGTTTTAGTGCGTATATAATATTCTTCTTTGAGCAGGTCAACCAACGCTCCCGATGCAGGATAGTCAAACGTCAATTCCTTATCTCCGGAATCCAGTGTCGTGGTGATTGCCCTATCCTTGAATCCGGACAGTGTTCCGATTCTTTTCTTTTTATCATCAAAAATCTGCAACGCTCTCACCTCCTAAATCCACATCGGAGTATATCTGACCGTCACTCTTGCCTTTGTGTTGGAGAATATGAGTGCCGTTTCTCCTGCCTTTAATACCGGAAATTCCCACAAATCCACCTTGTCAAATGCGTTCGCCCCGTCTATCGTCACAAGTCCGGTTTTTGCATCTATCACAACCGTTTTTCCTGCTGCAAGGCTCTCAACAATGATGTCCTCTCCCAGTCCGGTGATTGTGTAATTCGTCAAGGTGCTTTTTGCATATACCTCCACAACGCACGGAGTGTCTCTTGTACCCACTTTATAGAACGATGCGGAGGTTTTCCCGTCGAATGTGATTGAGAGGTCGTCATCGACGAAAAAGCCGTCAAATTCCACGTTTACGACGTACCTCTGTTTCACATTCTTTTTCTCATAGTCATTTGATGTGATGAACCCGATATATGTTCCTTTGTAGCCGTCAAGTTCCAACCTGCACGGCTTTGTGAAATTCATCATAAATTCTGATGCAGAACGGATGATGCTGTTCCTGTCCTTGCCCTTGAAATAGATTGACAGTTTCAAATGACCCATCTGAACATCTGTCTCAAGTTCTGTCGGGAGTGTTGCTCCCGACAACCATTCATAATTATTCATGATTGAGGGAGGCTGCACATCGGCGGTCAACTGTTTTGCGTTGTACGCTCTGATGTCTGTTCCGTTTATCTTCATCGCCTTGTTTTACCTCCCTTTCCTTTTGTCTGTGACCATCTGTGCATCAACCCTTGACACGGTTCTGCTTGCAACCTCGTCTCCGTCGATGTATGTGTGATTCGTCACATACACAATATTTGATTTTTGAACTGCATCCAGTTTCTTGTCGAGGATGTTGTTCAATTTGTTATAAAATTCTGCAAGTGGCAAGATTGCCTCGTCGCCTGCCTCGCCTCCTACCATGAGGCTGCTGCCGTTGATTCCGAACACAGTCGGATTTGTCATGATACCACCGGATTTATACCACTGAATCGAGAATGACGGGAGTGAACCCTTTCCTCCGATTCCGTATGGTGCTTTCCCTCCGCTCACGCTAATATGAGGCAGGTTCAAGTGTGGCAATGACCATTTGAAATTGAACGCCGATTTGATTCTTGACAACGCACCTGTCACCGCTCCGTGTGCGGATTCCATCTTTGAGGAGAATGATGATTTGATGCTCTCCATCGCAGACGATGCGGTCGATTTCGCACTCGCTAATTTGCTTGAGAATGCCGATTTGATGCTGTCAAGTTTTCCACCTGTCAGAGTGTTCGCCGTACCCATGAGAGAGTTCATTGTGTCTTTTATGCCCGTAAACGTAGCAGACACAATTCCCTTGATTCCCCCGCCTTTTTCACTGTATGCGGATTTCATGTGGTCGAGTTTTGTTGACACATTGGACTTTGCTGTTTCCATGAGGGAGGTCGCTTTGTCCTTTATATTCGTGAAATCAGTCGACCATTTTGATTTTATCTCCGAAACTTTTGAGGAGAATCCGGATTTGATTTCCGTCAATTTATTCGTTGCATTATTTTTCCATTCCGTCATTTTTGTCGTGACGGTGGTTTTCATATTCTCCCAACCTGTCGAGACATTGGACTTGATGTCTGAAACCTTTGTTGAGAAATTCGTCTTTATTTCATTCAGTTTGTTTGATGCGTTGGTTTT